GTCGGGATCTTCGAGCGTTCCCGCAGCTCTTGATACGGCTCCTGCACAATCTAGCCTCCTTTCGCGGTCTTAGCCAGCGCTTCGCGAGCGCCTCCGTATGTCGAGGTTTTCGCCCCCACAACCTGGCCATTTTCCGAGCGTTCCGCGGGGGTCACCATCGGCACCACCTCGCCGCTCGCGATCCGTGAGTGCTGACGGTCGGTGTTGTTCACGTCCTGATCCCACTCGGCTCCGCAGGTCGGGTTGGCGCAGACGTGGTCGATGGACAGCTTCGGGTCCCACAGGTGCAGCTCACCGCAGACATCGCAGCGCCGGGTGTTGTTCGGCGCCGGTACAGCCACGGCCTCGCAGTGGTACTTGGCGGCGGCCTGCATGATCTTTAGCCGCAGGTCGCTGACGCCGGCAAGCTGGCGGTTCGAGCGCGCCCGCTCGTCGCCCTGGTTCTCCGGCTCCTCGGCCTCTGGGCGCTTGGCGACCTGGCGCATGTCGAAAACCTCGACGCAGAGCTTGGCCGAGGTCGTGGCGAGCTTCTTGGCTATGCAGCGGTAGAAATTGTCCTTCCAATTGTCTAACTTGCGGCGGACGGAATCGAGCCAGGTCTGGAGGTGGCGATAGCGCACCATCCACGACGCTCGCGCGATGTCGCCCGCGCGCCACGGCTCACGCGCCTTCCGCCCCGCCCGCGCACGTGGGTCTTCTCGGGCCGCCAGGGCGGCGAATATTTCCGCGTCGCCGTCGATGCGGTGCTCCTGCCAGTAGTCCATCAGCTCGGCGAAACGGTGCTGCGAGCGCCACTGAGCCAAGGACGCGAACGCCTCCCGGAATGCCTCGGGGCAGTCGTGGTTGTGCATCCACTCGGACAGAGCGGACTTGGCCCCGTTGAAGTTCGTGGCCAGAATGGACGTGAGGTCGCGCCGTTTACGCTCTAGCGCGATGTAGCTCGGGGGCAGCAGCACCTCCTCGGGCGTCTGGCCTTCGCGGTTGAGCATCGCGACGCGGATGCCGCGCTTGGTAGACCGCCACCCGAAGTTGATCGTGGTCGTGCCCTCCTGCTTGATGCCGGGAAGCGTGCGCTGGAAGCTCGGCGATTCCAGGCAGACGCACAGGTGGTACTGCCACGGGGTGCGCACGGTATAGCGCTCGCGCGTGACGTAGGCGTCCTTGATGCGCGCGTCGGATGGGATGGGTCTGTGCATGACCATCGGCAGCGTGGCCCACACGGGCTCCCGTCCCTCGGAGCCGATGCGGATCTGCGCCGTGGTCCGAGCCGCCTTGCCGGTGGCGATTTCGTCGTCGTGACGGGTGAGCCGGAATCGCGCGGGGGCGATGCGCAGCAGTCGGCTTCCGCCGCCCACGACTTCAGCCGGGTCCTCGCCGCCGCAGAAGTGGACTCCGATGCGGCTCTTGAGCAGGTGCGGCGGATCCAGGTTGTACTCCGGGTCGGCCGCCGCTCCCTTCGCCGCTTGCGCCGCTGCCTCGACGAGCAGGTATGTGCCCCAGTATGTTTCCGGCCGCAGGTCTTTGATCGCCTGCTTGGCCGCATCGTCGATGACCTTCGCTGCGGCGGCCAGCTCGGGAGAGTCGGCGCACGCGGCGCGGGCGGCGCGCAGCTCGACTAGCATGGCCTTCTTTTGCAGCACCAGACCGGCGATGGTGGCGCGCTTCTCCTGGTCCACGTCGCGCGAGCGAGACGTGACCTTGTCGGACTGCACCTCTTCGCGCGCTGCCTTGATCTGCTCTTCTAGCGCGCGCCGCTTGGCTTCTAGCGCCGCGAGCTCTGGGAACAGCCGAGAGCGCACGGCCCGGTACTTCTCCCGCCTCCCCTTCTCGATTGTGATCAGCTTGTTGTAGTGGACGCGCGCGCCGACGAAACTGTCCGCCGTGCGATCTGCCGTGTCTCCTTGGGGGGAGTACATCCGGTACTTGTAGACACAGCTCGGGGTGGACGACGTCTTGCGTTTCATGCCATCACCTCACCCGCCGGGAACGACCGCGCGCAGGCTGCCCAGATATTGCGAGTAACCAGACGGGCGCACGCGCGGCCGATCTCGGCGGATCAGAATGACGGTTACTCGCATGGGCATACAATGCCACACGCCTGGCAAGATGGCAAGCGTTCCTACTTCGCCGTCCGCGCCGCGAACCGATGCCCCGCCGCCACCGCCGCGAGGTGCTGGGCCCGGTCGTGGTTGCCAGCCGCGAACTGCTCGCGCGCCGCCGCCGTCATGATCCTTGCGGCATCGTAGTGGTCGCGCTTGTCGTAGTCCTTGGCGCAGGCGTCGACGTGCTCGATCGCCACGATGGGCACGAAGTCGCGCTCCGGGTGCATGCGGTGGGCCTCCATGGCGGCGAAGCTAGCCACCTTGGGGGGCGCCACGATGGGCTTGCCCGACCGGGTGGATCCGATGCGCCCGCCCTCGGCCGAGAACTTGCCCGTGTCGTGGCGGGGCCGCAGCGTGACGGCGTCTTGGGCATCCTGGTCGTCGTCCTCTTCGGCGTCCTCTTCCTCGTCGCCCTGCTGTCCGGGCGGTGGCACGGGGGGCGGCGTGGGAGGTGGCGCCGGTGGGACAGGCGGATTGTTGCCCTCGCCTACGGGCGGTAGGGCCTCCTCGTCTTCGTCCTCCTCGGGCGGCTCGTCGAGCTCCTCCGCCAGCTCCACATCCTCTTGGGTCATGGACTTGTAGACCGAGTCCTCTTTCAACTCGCGCGCCACGAGCCCCGGGGTCACGATACCCATGTCGAGGTAGGTCTTGTCGCGGTTGGCCCGGTTGGTCTGCATGGTCGAGCGCTCCACCGCGGTGGGCTCCCACAGGGAGCGGTAGGTGAACGAGAACCCATCTGGCAGGTGGCCGAGCGTCGACCGGGTGATGACCTCAAGGAGCTGCGCGTGCTGGGGCCGTAGCTCGCTCTCGCGCAACGCCGCCAGGTCATCGTAGTAGAGCTGCATGTCGCTCTCTCCGGTGGCATTCAGACCCGCGGGCGAGCGCCCAAACAGGACCGCCACCGGGTAGTCGGCCGCGCCCGCGACCTCCACCATGTTCTTCTCCCAGATGCGATCGAGGCCCGAGAACTGGAACGGGTGGCGCGCGTAGTCCTCGGCATCCTGGTCGATGATCAGCATGTTGAACATCGACTTGTAGCGCGACGTCAGGCCGTAGCGCGCTTCGATGGCCGCTTGGCCGGCTTCGTTGGCCAGCGTCTTGGTGAGCCCCTTGGCCTTGATAACGTCGATGTTGGCCTCTTGGATCAGGTGTGTGATGCCGCTCGCGGTGGAGTCGTGCTGCTTGAGCATGTCCATCAGGATCTGGAGCTCGCTGTCGTGCCAGCAGGCATTCTGGCGGAACGTCCACCACGGCACCTTGGCGCCGTCGAACCGGATGACCCGCGTCCAGTGGACGATCTGGCCTGGGTTGGTGTCGGTCGCGTTGATGATATAGGTCTCGGGGTTGCCGCAGTTGGGGCTGGTGGGGTCGCTGTCGATGACGCCCGTGTGGGCCGCGCGCCAGCGGTCGAAGACGTGCACGTACTTCAGGCTCCCCTTGCCGACGCTCGAGTAGTCGACCTTCCCGTCCTTGACCGGCAGCGGGGTCGTGAGGTCTTGGCCATCGAGCCCCAGCAGCATGATGCAGCCGCCGTAGAGCCGCGCCCACGTCTTGGCCTCCACCAGCTTGACGTCGGCGTTGTGGGCCGCGATCCCCATCCGGACAGCGTCCATCTCGGTGTTGCGCTCGCAGCCACGATTGGTCTCGACCTTGCTGCCCGAGTCCTCCCACGCGAGGTCGTACCCGGATCGCAGCATGTCGCGCGGCTTCTTGGCCACCACCTTGCGGGCGATCCACGACATGCGGAAGACGTTCGTCACCTCCTGGTGGTTGACCGTGAGGGCCGTCATCCACTCGGCCGCGAGCGACTTGTCGTTGATGCCGCCCTGGCCGGAGAGGTAGTTGTAGATCGCGTCGAAGCTGGCCCCGCGGTAGGGGCTGGCGTCGCGGGCCTGCATCTCGGTCACGGGTGCGCGCGTGGACTCAATCGCCTGCTGGGTCCTCCTGGCTCTGGCTCGCTTTGGCATCGCTGGTCTCCTCGCTACTTCATGAACTGCTGGAACATGTTGACGTCCTCCAGCAGCTTGCGGAACGCGCCACTCAGCGCATCCACGGCGTCGTCGTGGACCTTCGCGTCCGGGAACGCTTCGAGCTGCGCGAAGAACTGGTCATTCCAGGGGCCCTTGACGACGTCGATGTTCTGGTGCTGCCACTGCGCCGCGCACGGTTCGGCTCTCGTTTCCTTGTCTCCAGTCTCGCGCTCGGTGTAGACCTCGAGCCCGGCCAAGTCGAGCACGTAGCTCTCCGCTTGGTCCTTGCCGGCCTGTGCTGGGTCCTGCGGAATACCGACCGAGCACCGCGGGCCATCGGCCACGGCCACGCGCTTGACGAGGGCCCGCACGTCGCCGGCCCGCACGCGCGCGAGCTCGGCATGCAGCACAACGAAGCGCCCGTCCGGATAGCGCCCCATCTTGACCCCGCACGTCCAGTCGGGATCTTTGTTGGTCTCGGTCGGCTCGCTGGCGGCAAGGTCCCAGCGTCGCGTGATGGCCGTCAGGTTCGACGGGGCGGCGTCGAGCATGTGCACATCGCTGCGGCGGAAGTAGGAACCGGACGCGGCCCGGATCTTCCAGTTGCCGTCGAGCAGGCGGGCGCGGTTGACCCTCGTCATAGCGAGCAGCTTCCCGCGGTAGCGCGGGTCCTTGTCCATCATGCGCGGGTTGTCGTCGAGTTTGCCTGGGATGAACGTGATGCTCTGGACGTCCGACGCCGTCACGCCAGCTCCGGCTGGCACGGCTTCCAGCACCTCGCGCCTGCTGCTGCCCCAAACCATCTCACCGTCGATGCGGGTGAAGTAGCGCAGCTTGCCACCGCGCTCCCAGATCGGGAACCCGGTCTCCTGGTCGATCCACCACTCGATGAGCTTCGCCACCCATGAATCGGGGTC